CCTACTGTTTCTGGTAACTTTAGCGGTCGAGCTTCAAGCGTAGATCCTTTAACTGGCCAGCCGTTATTTAGCCAAGCGGCACAAGGTGTTGATAAATTCTCTGGCGCCGGGTTGGCGGCACAACAACAGCAAGCAGCTTTGTCTGGTGCTTTGGGTGCTGATGCTCAGCGTGAAGCTATGGCGGGCTTTATGGAGTCGCCAGCACAGCAATTTTTACGTGAGCAAGGTGAACTAGGTATTATCAATCAGGCTTCCGCTTTAGGTGGCCTTGGTGGTGGTAATGTGCAACGTGAATTAGCTAGGTTTGGCACAGGGTTAGCAGCACAAGACTTTCAAAACCAGTTTAATAGATTGGGTGATTTATCTAGCCAAGGACTTGCAGCAGCAGGGCAGGCGGGGCAATTCTTATCGCAAGCTGGCCAGCAACAAGGTAACTTGGCAGCCCAAAATGCGCAGTTATCAACACAAGCAAGCCTAGCTAACGCGGCTAATAGATTGACAGCAGCAAGAGACACAGCACAGTTGGCAACTCAAGCAGGTCTGCAGGGGCAGGCGAATAGGCTAGCTCAAGCGCGCGATATTGCTAACCTGCAAAACCAGCAAGGCATTAATATTGCTAACCTATTTCAAGGAACTGGTAGAGATATTGCTCAAGGCAGAATGCAAGCTGGTAGAGACATTGCTAGCCAGATAGGGCAGTCAACCTCAGCTCTTGCTAATTTAGCGAGCCAACAAGGTGGCGGTATTGCTGATCTTATCGGATCGGGTAGTTCTAACATTGCAAACTTATTGAGTGGCGCTGGTCAGTTTGGTGCTCAGCAAAAACAGCAGTTAGCACAAATGCTTGGGAATGTTACAATAGGTGAGGGAACTAACCTTGCTGATATATCACTACAGCAAGGAGTTAATCAGGCTAATATTGACTTGTTAAGGGGTCAAAATATGCAAAATACTATAGGCATGTTGGGCGGCCTTGGTGGAACGTACTTATCAAATAGACCAGCAACAGCGGTAAGTGGTCCTCAGACTGCTACAGTTGGCGATATTAATTCAGCTTTAACGGGGCTTTAATATGTTAGATGTAACTAGAGGTTTACAGGCGGGCATGCTTGCTGGTCAACAGATTAACGAAGCACAAAGACAGAGCGAAGAATATCAACGCCAGCAGTTAGAATTAAGAAAGAAAGCTGGTTTTGATGATGCAAGAAAGGTTCGTATTATGATGGAGGCTGGTGACATCCCTAGCGCCTTGTCTGTGATGAAGAGCAGGGCGGAGAATGTAACGCGCCTAGGCGGTGATAACTCCGACACGCTTGGCATTATTGACATGGTTGAGAGTGGCGATGTTGCTGGCGCTTTATCAAAATTAAGGGTTGGAGAGCAAGTAGGCGTTAGTCTTGGGTATTTGCAATCAACCGAGCCTGATGAGTTGCAGCAACTAAAAATCGCACAGGCCAGACAGGCTTTGGAAAAAGGAGAGCTTGATTTAGGCCGCTTAAGAAGCGGGGAGTCGGTACAGCAAAAGACAGCTAATATTAGAGATTATGAGAAGTTTCAAGCTTTGCTTGAGTCAGACCCTGAGAAAGCCATGCAATTTGGTAGAAAAGCTGGATTTATTGGCGAGACAGAACAAGAAAAAGCTGACATAAGCGTGGATGAAGCAACTAGAAAAGCAGTTGCAAAAGCGAATACAGCTAGGCGACAAGGGTTTATTAATTCAGGTATAGAGGCTGCTGACGGCGCTGCAAACATGAATAGAGCTTTAAGCTTGCTTGACAGTATTGATACTGGCGGATTTGATAATGTTGCTTTAAAAGCTAAGCAGATTTTCGGTGTAGAGGGTGCTGACGAGGGCGAGCTATCAAGTCTAATGGGTAAGGCTGTACTAGCTCAATTAAAGCCAATATTCGGCGCTGCGTTTACCGCTGCTGAAGGTGAAAGGCTAGAGGCTTTAGAGGCTAGATTTGGAAGAAGTCCAGAAACAAACAAAAGACTAATTGAAAACGCCCTTAAGATTATTGACAGGGCAGCTAGGCGAGGGGTTGCCGCGGCAGAAGATCAAGGCGACTACTTTACCGCTGACGAAATAAAGAACTCTCTGGCGCTTAACTTAGAAGATAAGCTCGAAGGCAATCTGGATAAACCAGTGAACACTAGCGTCCAAAGACAGTCAGCGCAAGGGCAATTATCTGATGAATTTGCTGGATTTAGGGTGGTGAGATAATGCCTATTGTTACAATACAAACACCAACAGGTGAAGCTGTACAAATAGAAGCCCCCGAGGGCGCTACCGATGAGCAAATACTTAGATTCGCCAAGTCTCAAGGGCTTTTTGATTCGCAGTCACAGCAGGCGCTAGGGCAAGCTCAGGCAGCACAACAATTGCCTAGCGTAAATCCTGATGTTCCTATGGGAGGCGCGGGCGATCCTTTCCCGCAAAATCAATTACAGCCACAAGCATCACCACAGCAGCAAGCAGGCTTTGGTGAACAAGTGCTAGGCGGCTTAGAAGCTGCCGCAGCAATGGGTAGCTCTATAATCGCAGAACCCGTAGCTGGACTAGCTGGTATTGCGGCATCTTTAAACCCTTTTGGCGAGGAAGGGGCAGGAGCTGGTAGAGTTAAGCAAGTTAGGGAGGCGCTAACCTATAAACCCTCATTACCGGGAGCGCAAGCGGCATTAGAAAGCACAGGCGATGTGTTAAGGCCAGTGGGTGAGTTCCTGCAAGAACGAGAGAAAAATATAGGTGGGTTTACATTGGAGGCAACAGGTAGCCCTGCACTGGCGACTATTGCTCATTCACTACCTACGGCGGCTTTGGAGCTTTTGGGGGTAAAGGGGGCGAGAAAGGTAACGAGTGCAAGCGAGCCTAGCAACAAGTTGATTAAAAAAACGCTAATAGAATCAGCGCCGGAAGTTGAAAAAGTAAAAGCAGCATCACGTATATTGTTTAACGAGGTTGATGAGTCGGGCGCAGTAGTAAAAAGATCTTCATTGGGTAAGCTTAGCGATTCCCTTGATGGCCTAGCTCAAAAGGAAGGAATTAGAGAGGGTGTATCAGAGCCGGTATTTAATGCTATAAAGGCTATTAAAAAAGACGTTAGCCGTGATATTCCTATCCCAATAAACGAGATAACCGATCTCAGGAAAATAGCGCAAAACGCAACTAGCGCCACAGACCCAAACGTCACAAGACAAGCTTTACTTGTTCTTGATGAGGTCGATTCTTTTATTGATAGCATAAAGATGGATGATTTAACAAGAACAGGCAATATAAGTCCTGCTGATATATCTAAAAAACTAGGTAATGCGCGGAAGTTATACGGTAGAGCAAAAAGAGCGGAAATGCTACAAAATGCTATCACTATGGGCGCAAGCCGAAAGGCAGGAATAGAAAAAGGCATAAGAAACGAGCTAAACAACCTTATAAACAGGAAGAAGAGCAGGAAGTTTTTAAATAAAGATGATATTGCAGCTATTAGAAAGGTAACTGACGGAGATTTCAAGCAAAACTTTTCTTCTTTGGTTGGAGGTATGGGGTTAAAGTTGGAAAATAGCCCTAGCATGTTCAATGCCCTTATTAGTGGCGGTGGCGCTGGTGGCTTAGCTGCCTCTATGGGTATGAGTGGCGCAGCGTTGCCTGCTGCTATAACCGCCGTTACCGTTGGTACAGCATCAAAGCAAATAGCAAATAAATTAGCTAGAAACAGTGCTGACTTTTTGAAGACTATGCAGCTTGCAGGTAATGACGCAGAAAGGGTAACTAGAGCTTATTTAAAGGCAGTACCAAAAAGCAAGCGTAAAATTTCTGATTTATCAGATCTACTTTTAGATCCAAGTATAGATTTATCTGTACTTGATAGTATAGCCAATGAAACTGTACAGGATGCGGTTAAAGCTGCTAAGTTTAAGCGTGAAATACTGCAAGCTACCGCTGCAGCTTCTGTAGGTGGTGCTTTAGGGGCCAAAGAGAGCGTAGGCAATGAAGAACGCCAGTAAAAATACCAGGAAATTTGTAAGCGGGTTTTTTTCGTCTTTGTCGTTATTGTCGCGCATGATAAAATACCTTTTAAATAAACAAAGTTTAGCACAACTTAAGGATTATAAATAATGGCTAGATTCATAAACCCAGCACCACAGTATAGGCCATACAGCAAGTTGTATTTTTTTAAATCCGGCACTAACTCACAGTTAGTTACCTATAAAGATCAGTTTGAGGAAATAGCAAATACTCACCCGGTGTTGACTGACTCAGCAGGTCGAGTCCCTAATATATTTTTTAGTGGCACTGCTAAATTAATAGTTGAAGATCAAAACGATGTGCAATATATCGAGCGCGACCCGGTAGGCGGCGAAAAAGAGCTTGGTGATTTTACGCTGTGGGATAGTGTTGTTACATACGATGTTAACGATATTGTAGAGGGTTCAGATGGTGAGTTTTATCGCTCTCTGGCTAATGGCAACATTGGTAACGATCCAACGCTTACGCCTACTTTGTGGGAGAATATTCGCTTTGTCGGTGTATGGAATGAAAATATAATCTACGAAATAGGTTATGTTGTACAAACGTCTGATGGCTCTTTGTGGAAAGCTGTTACAGCTACTTCTGGCAATAATCCAGTCGGCGATGATGGTACTAATTGGTTGCCTGCTATTGACGGATCGAAAGTACCAGAGATTCAAGACTTAGAGACATTGAACTCATGGGGTGCGCCAGAATCGGCTGATTTTACTGGTGCGACAAATGAAGCAAGACAGGTTGATGCTTCTGCAAATACGGTTGATATAACCTTACCGACTATCGTTGCGGGAAATGTTTTTACATATCACAATATGATTACATCAACTTTTAAGGTCCAGTTATTGAATACAGGTGTAACAATTAAAGGATCAAAAGGCGATATTGGCGCAGGTGTTAACATGGAGATAGAGCCGGGACAATCAGTTCAGCTAGTCGCTGTATCGCCAACAGTATTATCTATAGTAGGAGCGCAAGCGTAATGAGTGAGTTATTAAGTTCGGTTGTTGGTGGTGGTGGTGCTTTTGTGCCAACATTTTTTAGTGGCCAAATAAACCTTTTGTCTGGTCTTTCTGGTGAGTTTATAACACTTACGCCGCCAGCGGGACAAAGAGTTGTCTTGACTGGTTTATCAGCTATATCAAACGGTCGCGAGACTGGTATTACCGTAAAGATTGCTGGCGTCAATGTAATTACATCTAAGGAATTGGGCGGCTTAAATTCTAATGTGGACAATGCTTTTGTTGTTAACTTATATCAAAGCAACCAAACAAAAACGGGCGCATACTGCCCTGCAATAGTTGGCGGTGTGGATGAGGTCATATCAGTAACTAAAGATGCAGGCTCAACATCACAAGATATTTGTTATGGCTATCAATTCGGGGTGTTTAAATAATGCAAAATCAAATAAAGGTAAATGGCGCTTGGGTTTACGGGGATCCAACGGAGGACGGGCAAAAGTACAGGGTAAAAATACCTGTTGGCAACTCTTTTGGTTATGAAGGCCGTGTTTTTATGATTACACCGACGCAGCCTCAGCCTATAAGAATTATTACGGTTAGTGCTATGCAGGGGCGTTTTGATATTGATGAAGAGGTAGCCATTTTGGATGGCAACGACACCAAATCAAAGGCGTTCATGTCAAGAATGCTGAACGCTAAGAATATCGACTTAGACTCATCAAAATTGAGCAAAGGGTTGGATCATGTGCTTAATTTTCTTAACAACCAAGGCGCAATATATGAGAATGTCACACCAGAAGAAAGAAAGACCAAGCTAACAGAGGACGGCAAAGAAGAGGAGCGCTGGCCGTAAAGCAAAAAAAAGCCCTGCAAGGGTGGTTGCAGGGCAAATAAACGTCAAAACACATGAAACAACTTTATTATAGCTATTGGTTTTGTTTTTTCAACTCTTTTAACTTTGCTTTGTATTTCAACTCAATCTCTTTTAACTCATGGCACTCATACCGCTTAACTTTATTTAAAGATAGTGCAATAAACCTTTCCTGTCCTATTTTTTCAATTATAGACGGTCTGTACTCGCCTATATTGCCACTTAAAAAGTTATTACATACGCTACACTGTTTGTGGCAGTTATCATCGTTAAATCGAATATCGGGGCGTGCTTTTGTAGTGTAAAAATGCCCGGCATGCCACTGCCCATTCCAGTTCTTATCTTTGTCACAACTAATACAGCCGCTTTCTTTATCTCGCTCCCTAATGTAAGCGTTAAATGCTGCTTGGGCCTCTTTGGTTCTTAGCCTTTTATCGTTATTTTTTAGTTGCCTTTTTTCTTTCGCGTGACGTTTTTTTATCTCTTTTCCTCGCTCATCTCTAACCCAAGCTGCCAAGCAAGCAGGGTTTTCGCAGGCTTTTTGTAAAAAACACCTTGGCTCGAATTTTTCTTTGCAAACTTTGCATTTAGCCATACAAGGCACCTATATAGTAATTAGTAATCAATATGCAAACAGAAATAAACAGCATCGCTACAAATAAGGAAAGCAACTGCTTATATAAGTTCTTCATGTTATTTATTCCTTGAATTTAATCGGTATGCCTACCTGATTGTAGTATACGATCATTTGATCCATGTACTCTTTGGATTCAGCAGTATTAAATAAACTGGTTACTTCAAGGCAGCTAACCAGTTTCAACCTGCTTTCATGGCTGTACCTATAGTAACTAAGTTTATCTAATAGGAATGTTATTTTATCCCTATGTTTATCGCTGTTAGATAAAATAGCCAAACCAAAAGCATCTTTGCAAAAGTTTTTAACATCTAATGCAGATGTATCGCCCAAGTATTTTGCTATTTGACTATACCACAAATGCTGCTGAGCGTTGGCACTCAGTGATCTGTTTTCTTTCCACTCTGAAACAGTGATCCGCTTTGGCTCGCTCAAGTCTAACTTTGACAGCTCCTGCGTAACATACTGTAAATTATCACTAGTAAGTTTTAATTGCATAGTTGCTTTTTAACCTCTCTAATTTCATTGTATATAGCAGTGGTGCTAACGCAGCAAATATCAGCCAAGTCCGTCACCTTAATGCTTTCATCACCGTTGATGTGGCGCAGCAATAAAGTTTTTATAAAAGAAGCTTTTGAGCGTTTGTTTTTATTTTTTATAGCAGATATTTCATCCTTGTGTTTTTTCTTTAGGTCAACAGATATAGCCTTGGCTTTCTTGAGCTTGTCCTTTAATTTGTTAGATTCAGTTAAATGGTTTTCTTTTAACTCTCTGATCAACTTTGAGTTGCCACTTTTTAATGATGATATGCTCTTATCTCTATCTGTTAGCATGTTTTTAAGCTTGGTAACTTCTTTTTGTAGTTGCTCAATTTGATCTTTTTGGCTTAAGTATTTTGATAAGTCGCTCATAAGTTAGCCTCCTTAAAAATGTGAGTTATAACATCATGCGTCCACCCGTTCCCGCACATTTTGTATAATTGCGTATTACTAATACCAGCGCTTAGAAGTGTATCTATGTGATGCTCTGGCACTGTTTGAAGCCTAAAGCATTCACGTGGTGTTAGTTTTCTATATCTTGCTGCTGTCATTGGCTTACATCTTATAACTAAATTATCTTTTTGAACTGTAGTTATAGTGCCTGTTTTGTTGTCGGCCCTTATTTCAATTCGTTGAACTGCTTTTAAGTCAGAATTGTAATCATCACGCTTACCAGTTTCAGGGTTTATTTTTCTACCAACCATTGAGCCGCATTTAATAAAATTACCGTTCCAATTAGCATGCTGGCGAGCGGTCATACAAATAGCTTTTTCTGTAGAGCCATCATTGCAGATTGCAGAGTATTTTTTTCTTATTTGAAATTCCTTTTTGACATTAAACCATTTATGCCACCCGTCAGAATTAACGTCCTTGCAATCAACCTCAATAATATCCTTTAACAAAATCCCCTTATCTTCTGGCTGCTCAACCTTAAAACTAGTCCAGTAATACCTATTTCTATTCTGCGCTGATACCAAGGCGCTATTGATTAAAATTTTATGCACACAACCTAAAGCGTTTTCTGTGTGTGTTGTAATATATTCCTCAAATTCCTTTTTCATCTTTACGTTTTCAATCATAAAATTAACTTTAGGATTATGATGTTTAACATGTTTCATAACGTCTAACATCGTCCAAAACAGCATGCCCCTTTCATCTTTATCGCCTAACCGCTTGCCGACCATTGACCATGCCTGACAAGGAAAGCCGCCAGTAACTAGATCAATACTAGCCCAATCAATATCCCATTCACGCCAGTTTAAAATATCACCTAACTGGATAGTGTCAGGAAACAAAGCTTGTGCCGCCTGGTTGGCGTACTTGTCTATCTCGCTACTGTAGTAATTATCAACTTGAACGCCTAGACTATCTAAAGCCATACGCCCAAAACTCATTCCATTAAATAAACTTAATACATTCATCACTACACCTTTAACCTTATATATGTTTCCAATCTGCCAGAATCACCTCTTTTCTTAGTTCTCACTATAACGCCGTTACTCTCTAGCACCCTAAGAACCCTATAAATAAATGTCTGGCAAAACCTTGTCTTAACTTCTATTTCAGCAACAGTCATATCATCATGCGTTAAAATACCCTGCAACTTATCAATGCTTTTTTGTGCTGGCGGATATACCTTGCGATCAACTTTTGCTTTTTTAAAGTTTCTTGGCGCGTACTCTTCTTTTTTTTCTGATCTGTAAATGTGATTAATATCTATTGTTGTCATGTTAAGCATTATTCGCCCCCGCTAATGAGTAAACAGTAACCCGCTTGTTTTCCTCAAGCTTTTGTGAAACTACATCGCCAGCGTTAATCAACACCTTAATAGCCATACTCACTGTGCCTTGTGAATACCCTGTTTTCTTGGCTATCTCAGTTGATGTGGCAGGATTGCCCGACATAAAATTTAAAACCGCCTCAATTGATGCCTCAGAGGCCACAGTTTTATATTTTGTTTTGCTAACCTGTTCGTTTTCTTTTTTTGCTAGCGCTTGCTGTATTCGTAAAAATTTAATCATCATTTATCACCATCATCTATCGCTATCTTGTTAAGCATCGTCTAACTCCCCAATAAAGAATTTTTTATTTTGCCTTAGAATAGATAGGGAAACATCGTTGTAATACCATTTATTATTAGTCTCAGAATACCAACTTCTGTTTTCTTCGGTCTCTCTTATTTTTTTATAATGTTCGGGGTTTGCATCCCTACACATTATTTTTAAAGTACTCCCTCCAACACTGTAGCCGTATATCGTCAAAGCCTTGGTTGTTGAACCCCCATTAAGAACAAAAACCGCGGCGTTATACTTACTGACAGCTCTGCTTATTTCCACCATCATTTTTTCTTTTAATTTATTTATCATTGTTTTTGCCTCTCTCCGTTATTTGCTACTGCCGACTATAAACTCAACAGAACTTACAATATCAACTAATTTAGCGTTGATTTGTTTCCTAATACTATCCCTAGCAGCGGCAGCATAAGCAGCAGCAGCAGCAGCAGCATAAGCAGCATCAGCAGTATCAGCAGTATAAGCAGCAGCATCAGCAGCATCAGCAGCATCAGCAGCATCAGCAGCAGCAGCATAAGTAGCATAAGCAGCAACAGCAGCAGCATTATAAGCAGCAGCATAAGCAGCATCAGCAGCATTATAAGCAGCATTATAAGCAGCAGCATAAGCAGCACTCAACTCACACTTAGTTACCGAAGATGCATCGTCTAACCATTTTTTAACTAGTTCAATCGCCTCCCCAGGTGCTTTGTTGTCACTCGTATTTTCATAAATAGGTAAAACTAACTCAGCACAAAAGACAGCGAACTCAACAAGTACACGTTTATTTTTTGCCTCACCTAATAACCAAGTAATATCGTTTATTGTATTTTCACCGCCCACAAGACTAGACACTTCAAATTCCTTGTCTTTGTCGAAACCACTGCCAAGTTGATTCAGTAGCCTTTGATACCCTGTATTACAAGGATTTAATTCTCTTATTTTATTTATTGTGATTTTCATTTTAAAACCTTTGTTGTTTGCTTCGATGGAGTTAACTTTAATATAGACAATCGAGGGAGTCAACCTTAAAAAGGTTAAAAATTTAATTAAATTAGTGGTTGATTTTGTGGTTAGTGTGTAATAAGCTTACAACAACTCAACTAACCAAGGAAAAAAAATGGGTATCAATGTAAAGACAAGCGAGCGCACATCAAAACTATTAACAGAGCTATCAAATAAACGAAAGGAGGAGCATTCATTAAATAAGACTAAGCAGGATATTATTGCCGAGCTGGTAGAAACTGCACATAAAAAAGAATGCAAATAGCGAGCATAAAAAAACCGCTTGGCAGAGCGGCTTGATTAATAGACGTAAAACAATAACAAAGGAACTATAACATGAAACAAGCTTATATTGAAATATTTGAAAATTCTGGAGGAAATATTACGGTTAGATATGCGCTACCTAGTGACGAGTCGGCGCTTGATGTTCAGATGATGGAATTCAAAAAGGACGATCTAGAAGAAATAGCGCACCATTTTTTATATTTATCTGAATTGGGTGAATAATTATGTCAAACGGTTGGATAAAACTACATAGGCAGTTTTTAGATTGGGAATGGTACGACGACATGAATACTAAATGTTTATTTTTGCATTTAATGCTTAAGGCCAATCATAAAGACAAAAAATACAGAGGCACATTAATAAAAAGAGGACAGCTATTAACTGGTAGGGAAGTACTATCTAACGAAACTGGTCTATCACAACAACAAATAAGAACGTGCTTAACTAAGCTAAAATCAACCAACGACATAACCATCAAATCAACCAGCAAAGGAACGCTTGTAACCGTTGATAACTATGACGTTTATCAAGGCGATGATAGCGAATCAACCAGCAAATCAACCAACACTTTAACCAACAATCAACCAACAAGTAACCAACAATCAACCACTAACAAGAATGTAAAGAATGATAATAATGATAAGAAAGTAAATAAAGATATAGTCGCTAGCGCTCCAAAATTTAACTTCAAAAAAGAGTTACTAGCCTTAGGCGTTGATCCTCAAGTTCTTGATGACTGGCTAACGGTTCGCAAGAAAAAACGAGCTAGTAACACTAAGACAGCGTTTAACCTACTTATGACTGAGATTAAAAAATCAGGATTGATGGTTAACGATGCTATCGAGTACGCAGCTAGCAAAAGCTGGTCTGGCTTTAAGGCTGAGTGGTGGTTTAATGAAAACAAGGTTTCTCAGATAAAGCAGTATTCTGATGTTACAGCTCAAAACATTAAAAATTTAGAAGGTGGTTGGTAATGGATGATTCAAACAAAAGAGAATTTCAAGAGATTGTCTTGGCAACTGCTGAGCTTTACAGCACAGTTAAAAAGATTGAAGTAACACCAATCATGCTAAAACTGTTTTTCTCATCGCTTAGAGATTACACGGTTGAGCAGGTTAGTTATGGATTCGAGCAGCACTTGAGCGACCCTGTTGATGGAAAGTTTTTCCCAAAGCCGGCAAATATTATTAAACACTTAACGGTTGATGAATTGTCTGCTGATGAAAAAGCTGAGCTAGCTTGGGCGCAAATACAACATCAAATAAGAGCTACTGGCGCTTATGGGAACCTAGATATTGACGACAAGCAAGGGGTGGCAGCATTAAAAGCGTTTACAACGTGGAAAGAGCTTTGTGCGATGCCTGTAGACAAGCTTACGTGGGCTAAAAAGGAATTTATAAGCATGTATGCCACTTACCAAAATACACCGCTAGAAATGCTTCCTAGCTCGTTGCCTGGTCTAGTGGAATTGCAGGAGCACAAAAAACAAAAAGCGCAATCCATGAAAAACTTACTACAAGGCATGGATGAATTCAAAAACAAGCAGTTAAACAACAAACAATAAGGGGTTTGAAATGAGTAAATTAAAAATAGCTATGAGTCCAGTAACAGGAAAAATATACGCAGGAAATGTAATTAAGGGTAACTTATGGGGCAAAAATAAAACTGATGTAACAATGGATGCTATATGTGCTGTTGCTGAACATGGGTTAAAGTTCGGTGAGCCTATCGTAGTTAGTGATGAAAGCGGCAATGTGATTTACAGAATCACTGTTGATAAATCTTGACAACAACAAACAATAAAGGGTTTGAAATGAGTAATGCTGTAATTTATTGCCCTGTGTGTGGTCGCAACATAGAAGCAAACAATATCGATGAGGTTGAGAGTGGTGAGCATGTCGGGTATATATTTGTTCATGATGATATTGATCATGAAGAAAGTGATATTGACGCACTTTTTAACGGCATTAACTAAAATAAGAGGGGTAACAATGAATAAGGCTATTGTAATTTTTATAGTAAGCGCGGTTGTGTTTTTTGTTTCAATGCTTGCTACTGGTTATGCTGACAGTATAGGTCATTGGTCAATTGTTGCTTTTATTGGAATGGCCGCCTTTAGTGGTATGACTTCTTTTATGAGTTTTTTTAGGGTAATGATGGAGATTTAAAAATGAAATCATGGTATGAAGAAAAAAGAGATTTTCACCATAAGCAATGGACAGCAGCTATGGAGGCAGGCAAAGAAAAAGCAGCAGCTTTTCATATGCAGGAGTATTTAAACTACCAGGCTATGAGTGAGCGAGCAACCTCGGGCGGTGGTGATGGTGGTAACGGTGGTAAATAACCTTTGATTGTAGTCATGATCCTACTCCTGGTGGATTTATTGGGCTATTTTAGTATAACAAACAAGCAGAGCAAGATAAAGAGGCATATATACATGATTAAGTCAACATTATTTTTATTGGTGGGTTTGAGTTTTACAGCTAACGCAGGAACCGCTTATTTAAAGCATCAATACGTTAGCGGCATGAATAGAGTTTGCGTTTATAATAATCTTGGTAGTGATTACACGATAACTATAAGATTAACGGAGATATGCCCGTTAAATATAAATGTGTAGAAAATAAAAAAGCCACTGTAAAAAGTGGCTTTTGTTTATTCGTCAAGGCATGGCAGCCAAGAAAGTATCGCATCAATTATTCTTTCCATATCACCACTCTAGTAAATAGTTAAAATAATCAGTTTGTGTTTGGTTCTCTAGTTTTTCGAGTTCTAGTGCGTCCTCAGCATCGCGTATTTTTTTAGCTGTACTTGTTTGGCCTGAGCCACTACCGGCAACAACTAGATCGCCGGATTGGTTTTTAATATCTGAAAGTATTTTGTTTCTTCCAGCTATTACTGGGTTTTTAAAATTAAAGTTATCCATTTTAATCACCTTAAAAAATAATTACGTTGATGATAATCACAACAAAAAAACCTATTACCACTATCTGGCCTAATTGATTAATTAATTTTCTCATTATTTTCCCCTGCTTTAGTTGTATTAAATACGTTTGAATTGAGGTAGTTATCAACTATCACTAAGTCACCTAGTCGGCAGCTACAGTCATCCCGTAGCAGCCTATTGATAATGTAATAACTAACGCCGCATTGCTCGCTAAGCTCTTTATTGCTACTTATATTCTTGTCTATCATTGCTTTTTTTAATTTGTCTGCAAATTTCATATCTTGCCCTTTAGTTATAGTTAATTGTTATTGATTGAAATAATAATACAATTATTTTGCATAGATTGCAAATAAAAGCTTGCAATAATATTTCATGGTGCTAAGGTTACATCATTGAAGTGAAGCGGAGAAATGAAATGAATGATTACTGTCACGTATCAAGACAAATAGCAGAATACTGCGACGAGCCAGAGCCGGATTATTGTGAGTATTGCAACATGGAAATGGTAGAAGAAGATGGCGAGTTGGTTTGTAGTATTGAAGAGTGTAGGGAGCTGACAAGATTGTATGAGGATGGTGAGTAATGGATATACACAGAATACCAAGTGATAAAAAAGGCGCTGAAATAGCGTTAAAATCTGAAAAGGCCGCTTTATTAGAGTTACATCAGATGATAATAGAAAATGATTTAACCAAGGCGTACCAGGTTACGGGCTTGATTAATAATTTAGTAGAAGAAATTGACGAGGTTTTAGGTGATGAGTGAAGTATTTAAGGTTTTAAACAATGTTGATATATCATCGTTGGTACAAATGAAAGGCAAGCTGCCTTATCTTTCATGGTCTAACGCGGTTCGTGAGGCTAGTAAGCTTTTCCCTGAAATAACTTGGGAAATGACAAAGTGGGATAGCTTACCATTTCTAAAAACAGAGGTTGGTTATTTTGTTGAGTGTACAGTAACTATCAACGGCCTTTCAAAAACTCAAATGATGCCAGTGTTAGATTTTAAAAATCAAACGGCAACAGCTCCAAAAGCTAATGATATAAATAAAGCTCAGATGAGGGCTTTAACTAAAGCTATAGCCTTGCATGGTCTTGGTTTGGATTTGTGGGCAGGCGAGGACATAAATGGCGAGTACGAGGGGGACGGCAGTAAAAAAATAGATTTGACCATTGACACAGACCAGGTTGAGCAGTTGTTAGCATTACTATGTGATGAAAATGGCATGTATACAGAGAAAGGTCTTAAAGTGTGTCAAGCGTTTAAGTTTAAAAACTTAAATGAGGTGAAAACAAAAGATTTCGATAAAATTTTAAAGGTGGCTAAGTCATGAACATAATTGAAACATGCGAACAGGGTAGCTCAGAATGGCATAAGTTGCGTCTTGGCAGGATAACAGCATCAAAAATGAAAGATGTACTATCAAAAGGACGTGGTACAGCTCCAAGCAAAACGGCAGAAAGTTACATGATGGAATTGCTAGCAGAAAGATTAACAGGCGAGCCAAAGCCATTCTTTGAAAACGATGCTATGCGTTGGGGAACTGAGACAGAGCCGCAAGCTCGGGCTATGTATGAGCTTAAAAGCGGTAATACTGTAAAGGAGGTAGCTTTTATAGCGGAGGGTGATCATCTAGGTGTTAGCCCTGACGGTTTAATTGGTGATGATGGTATGTTAGAGATAAAATGCCCGACTACCATAACTCAAATTCGCAGGGCCTTAACTGACAACTACAGCAACGACTATTACGAGCAGATACAGATGCAACTTTGGATTGCTCAGCGCCAATGGTGTGACTTTTTAAGCTTTGATCCTAGGCTTGATGTTGATGCTGGTTATTTATTACAGCGTGTAGAGCGTGATGAGGAATTCATAAAAAATATGGAAGAAAAAACAGGGTTATTTATTACTAAAATGAACGACCTTTACGAGCAGTTAACTAAAGAGGAAAAATAAAAATGCACAGTATTACAGCAAAATTAAACAATCCAGCAAGAGAATTCGCAAACGCTAACGGAGTGACATTCTTTGTTAGCCTGGGCGAGAAGAACTACGACTTTAAACAGAAAACAAATGTGTGGACTAACTACGATGCGGCATTGTTTGCCAAGGATGCTCAGATTGATTTTTACCGCAGTGCTTTAGTTGAGGGTGCTATAGTTCAGGTTGCAGGAACGGGAATTATTGTAGATGCTAGCGATCCTAATTATAAGCCCAAGCTGATTTTACAAGATGCTAAGTTGGGTTTTATTAATTCACCGCAAGTGGTGCAACCACAGCAACAACAACAATCACCACAACAGCAGCAGCCACAATATCAACAGGCCGCACCTCAGCAGCAGCCACAGCAGCAATGGCCGCCGCTAAATGATGATGGTAAAGCGCCGTTTTAATAAAAGATAGTCTTTCTATGCATGTTGTTGTTGCGTGTATAGAAAGCACTAATTGATCAAGTATTAGGTGTAAAAATGGATTTAATAATAACCAGGTGGTATCAAGAAGACTGCACTGTAGGTCGTTTAGTGTACGGTGACTTTCAGTGCTTTACGCTTGAGCTACCCTATAAAGATAACAAGCAAAATGAGAGTTGTATACCGCCAACCACATATATTGGGCGAAAGCATCTTAGCCAAAAAAACGGCAATGTGATAGCTATTAATAATGTAATTGGACGAACGGGTATACAAATTCATGTTGGTAATTACACGAGGCAGATTGAGGGTTGTATCTTGGTCGGAGACTCGGTTAAGTTTCTTGATGGTGATTGCGTCCCTGATGTTACTAACAGCAGTAAAACACTAAAAGAGCTTTTAACTAAGTTACCAAGCGAGTTCACAATAAAAATATATTAAGGTTTATCATGTTGGATAAGAAAGAATTTAACGGCGAAGATTACATAATAGTAAACACTAAAACAGAAAGTATTTGGGATTACGTACGAAAGATTAAAGCTGATGACGGGAAGGTGTTAGGGTACAGAGTTTTCCTTAATATATGCTATTACAGTCCTAGGTACAGAAAATGGATTGGTGTTGAGTCCGGCGACAGGTCTGATGGGGCCACAATGGCAAAGGATGTTGATAGCTTTGCGTGGATATTCCATGACGAGCTTTGTAATGATGGTTTGTTTGAGTGCGGCGCGGTTTGTGATAATTTACAGGCAAGCGCGGTGTGTGGTGATTTATTAAAAGATTCTGGTCACTGGTTTAGAGCAAGAAGCTGGTTTATGGCGACTTGGCTTTTTGGTGGTGGTGCAGCTAGAGATAACGGCATGTTTTAAAAAAGCAGTAAATATGGTATGATTTATGCCAATTAACTTAGAGGAGTCATGTTATGGCAGCAGGAACTAGAGATAAAAAACCAATGAAAAAGAAATCTAAAAAGTTGGCGGCAGCAGGTACTAGAGATAAAAAGCCGGCTAAAACTGACGCGCTAGCATCCTATTCGAGCGCATCAGATTCTTATCTTGATGATAACAACAAACCGAAAAGAAAAAAGAAAGCATCTAAATCACGACCAAGCGACAGGGCCACATATAGCTAATGGATAGTTTAGACTTTACCGGAATAATTGCGGTATATTTTATTTTTATATTGGTGTTTGGCGGTAGTAGTTACAGAGTTCATTCTTTTATCATTGTGCTATCTAGTGTGCTTAATTTAACATTTCAATTGCCAGCATCTACAGATACAGAGAGTTATGTTTTTAACCGAAATGTGTTTGTGTTGTGGGATGGTGTTACAGCTGTAATCTTGACTATGTTCTTGATTTTTGATAGAATTGCTTGGAAACAGGCGCTACTTTTGAGCTTTGCTTGTTTTTGCCATATTATGATTGTGTATGATTTAACGGTTGAATCAACATGGTTCAGCTTGTTTTTTTACAGTTACTACAATGAGCTAATAGTTCTAACGGGAGTAGCTCAGATGGTAGTATCGCACAATGGAATTTATACAGCACTTCGAGCTATACGGAAGTTTATACGCGGGCGTAACCTCGATTCTTGGGGTTGTAATTCGTGTAACGCTTTACTTGTCGGGCAGGAGGGTGAGAAATGCGGCACGAGATAACGAAACAGATAGGTGATACTGCCACAGGTTTGGCTGTTTCTGGTGGTGTAGCTGTCGAGCTTGGCTGGTTTGAGTTTATCAACGCCAACGCTACGGGTCTTGGTTTTATATCATCAGTCATATTTGGTGTTATCGGCACAATATTCTATTGGTTGTCATACAGAAAGAAAGATAGGAATACTGAACGAATAGTAGAGTTAGAGGGAATAATCGCTAAGATTGAAGATAGGAAAGCTAGAGGCGATAATCGCTAAATGAGCTTTTTGTTTAAAAACAATAGCTTAGTTAACCTCTCTCAGTACAGATATAAGGCACCTAAACAGTGCCTTTTTTTTGTGGTACTATTAAGGAAATACGGGTTTTTTACGGGTTAGGTTATGGCAAAGAGTTCAACATCTTTTACATCAGAAGGGCAACCAAAAAAGCGAAGGGGTAAAAGCGAGCGCACAAAGATATTAGAGGCTTTGGAGCGGTTAGGTAAAACAGAAACAGATTTTTATGATGAGCTAATGTCTAGGGCTGTTAATACAGACGATACATTTATGTTCAAAGAGGTTTTGTCTCGCATATCACCAGTGCCAAAAGCCGTAGCCCCGATATTTAAGTTTGACTTGCCGCAAGAGGCTAAACCGCACGTAAAGGCTGACTATGTTCTTACAGCTATGGCTAATGGAGATATACCTAGCGATATAGGTAATATTTGCATACAAGCTATCAAGGCCATGATTGACATAGAAGAATACACAGACTTAAAAGAGCGTATTATTAAACTGGAAGAGGCTTTATCTGGTTGATATAGTTAAAGCTGGGCTAGGTTCATTACCGAATAAGAGCTGTCACCTCTGTGCCCCGCTTTTTAATGTGACTAACTGATGACAAGGTTAATTATGAATAAAGAAATAGAGAATAAAATAAGAGATAGGTTTTATTATTCATCGGAGGATGGTTTGCTTTATAGGGATGGCATTTTGGTTGGCACAAAATGTTACCGCGGTTATTTGAAGTTGACGTTCCTAAAAAAAGAGTATTTGGTTCATAGGTTGTGCTGGTTTTTATATCACGGCGTTTGGCCTAATGTGATAGATCACATAAACCATGACAAGACAGATAATAGAATTTCAAATATTAGAAATGTTACTCATAGAGCTAATAACATGAACCAGTCGCTGAGAAAATCAAATGAGTTGGGTTTGTCTGGTGTTTATTGGTGTAATACTAAGAAAAACTTTCGCGCTCAAATAAGAGTTGACGGCAAGAAGACTAACCTTGGATCTTTCGGGGTGCTTTTAGATGCTGCCGCCGTAATAATAAAAGCTAGAAGTAAGTACGGCTACCATGAAAATCATGGAGCCGCTAATGCGTTCTCTAACTAAGATTTTAGATGCTATAGAGCCAAGAATACTCGCCCAAGCTGGTAAACTAGAAGAGTCAGTGTACGGCATAGTAAAAGAGGTTGATAAGGTTAATGGTAAGTTGGTGCCTACATTTTGTCGTAAATGGAAAGGTACCATAGGAAACATGAGGCCCACTGATGATAAGCCAACTATTTGGTTAATAGAGAAGCTGGAGCCTCTTATTTTGAAACATAAGAAAGTAAAGGGTGCTTTTGGTGGTAGAGCAGGAACCAAGTCAATAATGGCTATGGATGCCATGATCGGTGAGGTTAATTCGTCGGGGGCTGGTGTATTCTGTTTGCGTGAAAGAATGAAATCAATATCCCAATCAATATATCGTGGTATGAATGGGCGTATAGGTGAGCTAGATTTTGCTGGCTTTAATCCTGTTGAATCTAAGTGGAAGATAGACCACAGGAACGGCGGCATAATATCCTTTGGCGGACTAATGAATGTTGAGGATATGAAATCACTGTTTAAATATAAGTATTTCTTTTTAGAGGAAGCAGCAAAAACAAGTCAACACGCACTTGATACTTTAGGCCCTACGTTGCGTGGTGTTGATGGGGCTGAAATGTGGCTGATCTGGAATGCGTTATCGAGTAACGACCCTATGAGCCAGGAGTTTATAGTGCCTTACCAGGCGCATTATGATCGAAAAGGCTACTACGAGGATGAATACCACCTGTTGATTAAGGTTGGCTTTGAAGATAATCCTTTTTTTAAGCACGATAAGTCTTTGGTGGAAGAATACGAAAAAGACACCGAAAAAGTAAATGATGGTCGAATGAGCAAGACTAGGTATGAGCATATTTGGCATGGAGCCTTTAATGATGATGTGGAGAACTCCTTGATTGTTTCAGATTGGTTTGATGCTTGTATTGATGCTCACAAGAAATTAGGGTTTGAGTCAACAGGTGGCAAGGTTGTCGGTTTTGATCCAAGCGACGTGGGCGGTGATGCCGCAGGTTATGCAGAAAGGCATGGCGTAGTATTTATGGGGCTTGATGAAATAGAGGGTGAGAATGGCAATAGAAAATTTGATATTGCTTGTAGAAATGCTCTTAATTTTGGCGCTGATTCTTTTGGTTGGGATGGGGATGGCTTGGGCGCTATTTTACGTGACCAGGCAACAAGTAATTTTAGTGGCACTAGAGTTCATACTTTCATGTATAAAGGAAGCTCTGAGGTTCACTACCCTAACGCTGTGTTTAGCTCTGATAATTCTAGCATTGACATTGCTGCTGGCAGATTAAACAAAGATGTATTCGCTAACAAGAAGTCACAAAATATAACAAATTTTGCTGACCGAGTGTATAAAACGTATGAAGCAGTTGTTCATGGTAAATATCACAAACCTGAGGAATTGATAAGCTTTTGTAGTGAGTCTATAAAGCCAGAGATGCTTCAAAAGTTACGAGCAGAGGCTTGTAAGCTACCGTTAAAGCCCAGCGACAAGATAAGGTTTTACACTAAAGAAGAATTGAGAAAGGGTATTTTACTTGGTGATGGCAGTCGCTTAAAAATACCTAGCCCCAACATATTTGATGCCGCTGTACTATCTTTCGACAATTCGAGTATAATAAACAAGAAAAAGAAAGTTAATCTTAAATTCAAAACAGTTTGCAGGTAATAAGCATGCCATTAAAGCAGAATTATTCAAACATCAGCGATGTGTTGATAATGATACAGAAAGCGCAGGACGCAGAGCAATACCAGCGCGACGAAGTTAGGGAAGCACGCCGATTCATAACAGAAAAGGATGGTATGTGGGACGAGTACGCAAGAACGGCAATGGATGGGAGATTCCGTGGCACTTTTGATATGTGTACACCTATCATCGATGGTATATCTGGCGAGATAGAACAAAGCGATTTTACTGTTAGAGTTGCCCCGTCTGGTGGTGAAGCCTCAAAAGATACAGCGAAGTTACTGGATGGTGTTATTCGCAACATCAGAAATATATCTAACGCTGAGGACGTATTTAATAAGATGGGTCGCACTAACGTAATAGGCGGATTTGATGCGTTAGAGATAACCCAAGAGTGGGTTGATGGTGACTCATTCGACCAAGACTTGTTTATACGTCATGTGCCTAACGCTGTTGATTCTGTGTGGTTTGATTTATCCTCTGTACAGCAAGATAGAAGTGATGCTAACTGGGCTGTTAAGCTTGTTGCGTTGCCGATAGCTGAGTATAACGCTAGATGGCCTGATGGCGGCGGTATGTCTGTTGGTGATAATGCCAGAAGCGATTACGGAAACAGAAGTAACTACAATCAAAAAGAAGTTGTTACGGTTGGTAAGCTTTATTACAGGAAACCGCGCAAAATAGAATTGGTGCGAATGACTGACGGATCTGTTTATCGTGATAATGATGATTTTCAAGCGGTAAAAGATGAGCTGGCGCAGTCTGGTATATTTGTGGAAACTGACGAAAACGGAAACGAGAAGCGTAGAACTAGGGAAAGCTGGCGCGTTTATTCTCGAATGTTTGATGGAAGCGACTGGTTAGACGAAGAAGAAGAAACGGTTTTTGATTACGTTCCATTAGTACCGATTTACGGTAACTATGACATCGTTAGCAACGACACTATCTATTTTGGCAAGCTAAAGAACCTATACGATCAACAGCGTTCGCTTAACTACGCTATGAGCCGTGATATTGAGGATGGCGCTTTATCGCCATCGCCTACCGTCTGGATGACTGACGAAATGGCCGAGGGCAATGATTATTCAGAAATGAATACAGATCGCGCCCCGGTTAGAATATTCAATCTCGATAGAGAAAACCCTAACTTACTTCCTACTTTCACTGGTGGCCCGCAAGCAAGTCAAGGATTGCAAACAACAATACAAAACATGCAACAGATGATTGGCACATCATCGAACACTTTTGTTGCTCAACAAGGTAATGCTAACGCACAGCAAAGCGGCGTGGCTGGTTTGCAACAAATAGAGCAGGGTAATGTTGGTAATATCAAGTGGTTCAGGGCGTTAGAAGTTACCATATGCCAAACTGGTAAAGTATTAATTAATGCTATCCCAAGAGTTTATGATGCTACCAGGCAGGTGCGCGTGCTTGAAGAAGATGGCACGTCAGATATAGTTACTTTAAATCAAACTGTATTCGACGAGCAAACTCAAAAGAACATCACCCTTAATGATTTATCGATAGGTGAATATGATGTGGTTTGTGAGGTAGGCCCAGCATTTAATAGTGCACAAAAAGAAGCAGCCCGAAGCTTTGAGGCCATGGCGAGCATTAGTCCTGAATTCGCACAGTCTGGCATGGATATTTGGCTTAAGAATAAGAAAGAGCCGGGTATGGATCAGATGGCTGAGCGTTTCAGAGAGCAGTTATTTAACGCTGGTTTAATACCTGAAAGCCAATGGACAGATGAAGAGCGGCAAAAAGTTATGGAGCAGCAACAGGCAGCAGCTAACCAGCCGCCGCAAGAAGATCCAAACATGCTTATCGCTCAAGCAGAAATAGAAAGATCACAAGCGGAGC